GTTTAATAATGGAGGACTACAAACCAATATAAAACTAAAAGAATTGCAGGAAGTTTTAGGACTTCCTTTTTTTATGCCTAAAAACAAGTTTACCATAATAAAACAATTTGAATATGTTAGTAAACCTATTACTAATGAGAAAACAAAAGAGGAACTAGATTCAAATATATTTTCTTTAGCATTAACGAGAAAAAATTATGTAAATTATTCTAAATTGAAGCAGGAGGATTGAACATGAAAAGCAATATACCAGTTTATTCAAGCAAACTAGCAAAAATTCTTTGTAATAAAGGTTATCACATTGTTGATTTAGCAATTAATAAAACAAATAACAAGAGTTTAATTTTCTTTTTTGAGAATAAGGAAGAAGTTTGGCAAGCGATTAAGGAATATGAAACTATAACGAAACAATACAAGCAACGGATTAAGGAACAACTACAGGGAGTTGGTTTTGATGAGGAAAAAAGAGATAATCCAAAAGATTAATGATTTATATATACTTTATCGTAAAAAATGGCTTAAATTTGATACAACAGGATATAGTACAATATCAAGTACATCACGTTAGAAACCACCTGCAAGGACACTATACACTAGGCGTTTTTGCAGGTGAAATATTTACAAAGTTTTTATGTTTTGATGTTGATGTAAAAGACCCACAATTAGCAAAATGGACAGTGTATAAGTTAGTGGATACTCTCCAGGAAGTAGGAATACCTGGAGAGTTTATTTATATATCCACATCGGGAAATAAAGGTTATCATGTTGAACTGTTTTTTAACAAACCTGTATTCAATACACATATAAAACAATTTTATCTTATGGTTCTTAATTATGCAGAATTACTAAATATAGATTATGGCAAAGTAGAATTAGGACCGACACATACACAAGGTGTAAAATTACCTCTAGGAAAACATTTCGTAACAAATAGAATATGTTGGTATGTGGACTATGATACAGGACTAAAGCCAATAGAAGATTATCATTATATATTCTGTATTCAGCAAATGGATACAGAGTTTTTTTATAATATCCTGAATAAAGCAAAGGATTCTATTGATATTACAGAGCAACAAGCATTGGAATATGAAAATATTGTTGCTAAACATAGACCCTTAAAAATATATAAAGAAAATATCGACCCTGATGTAACTATTGAAGCAATAGAAAATTTAATTAAAAATGGCTTAAAAATGCAAGGTACAAGGCATAATGCCTTACTAAAAATTGCTAAATATAATAAATACAAAGGAATGAGTGCAGAGGAAAACAAACAATTCCTTATTGAGTGGATGGAGAAACAAGATAAAAAAACATATACCACTCAATGGACAGATGTACTAAAAGATATTGATTTGATAATTCAATATACTTATGAAAGGAATTATTCACTTGTAACAAAAAGAAAAGATATTACTATTACATCAAATGAAATTGAGGAAATATTAAAAGTTAAAGGGAAAAATCATAAATTGGTACTTTATGCTTTGTTAGTTCATAGTAAAAGATACGCTAATAAAGATGGTGTATTCTATATGAGTTATGAACAAATGAAAAATGCAACAGGATTAAGTCAAAGAAACATAATTAGATTAATTAAGGATTTAGAAATTAATAAATATATACAAGTATTTAGAAATATATCAGGAGATAATAAACTAATTAAAGATACTAATAGATATATAATAAATCTATTATATGACAAATTGTACAATCCAGAAAATGTAAAATCAATAACCATATGTGATAAGAATTGTCAAAATTGCTTTAATGCTTGTTTATGCAGATTATTTGATAATAAGCAATTAAAGAGTATGCTAACAAGGCGAGAGTATGAAGCATTGATTAAAAATACTGAATTAAATAATATTTCTTGTATAGCAGGGTAGGATTATTTTCTATCCTGCTATATTTATAAAATAAATCTATACTCTATAATTTTGTACAATACAGAAAACGTAAAATGAAACAAGGAGGAATGAAGCATGGTAAGACAAACATCATTATTAAACCAAGCGTTGAAACAATATTGGAAAAATACCAGTACATATCCGAAATACGTTTACTTTATGTGGCGAAATAAACTTGCAAATTCAAATAGAGATTTTGCCGAATTTACAGAACAAGACATTATTGATAAATATTGCAAAGGCAGTTTAATTAAATATGGTAATCTAAAACAATGGGAGAATACTGAGGAATACGCAGAACTAATGAATTTGTTGCTATTGGAGAAATCAAACAAAGATTTTGTAGATATATATAACGTAGTATCCGAAAAAGCCAAACAAGGTGATGATAAAGCGGTTAAAACATTTTTAACACTTCAAAATGAACTTAAAAAAGCAGTTAAAACTAAAAAATCAAATAAAGCAGAGCAGGAAGAAGTAGAAGAAGATGACCTAGTATTAGAATAAAACCTTTGTACGCTTTTTGTTTTTATTTTAGAGACGTTTTTTTAGGCAGGTAATGATTTTATATTACCTGCTTTTATTATGCCTTTTAAAAATAAAAATAAACAAATATAGAAACATATAACAAAAGGGTACTCACATTGTTAGTACCCTAAAAAAGAAGGTGAGAACGTGCCAAAACTAACGAAGGAAGAAAAACTAAGACGAATAAATGCTAATCCTGCTTTGTGGCTAAAAAATTTTGTAAAAATAGATTATAACGGTCAACTAGTACCATTTGTATTAACACCAGAACAGCAACATTTTGTGGATAATATGGATAGATATAACATTATATTAAAACCACGTCAAATAGGTTTTAGCACATTATTACTAGGGTTAATTTTATACTATTGTTTTCAATTTGAAAACTACAATGTATTATTGCTAGCACATACAGAAGATACAACACAGTATTTGTTTACGAGATTGAAACTAATGTACGAAAGTATTCCAGAAAAATACCGAATTGGTTTCCGCAAAAATAATGAAATGGAACTATTTCTTGAAAATAATTCTCGTATAGCAGTTAGAACAGCATCAGCGAGTAAAGGACAAGGAATAGGTAGAGGATATTCTTTGAATTTGGTTCATTTGTCAGAGTTTGCATATTATGATGAAAAAATACAAGATGTGATACTATCCTCAATTGAAAATTCCCTTGTAAAAAACGAAAATTCCAGAATATTTATCGAAAGCACAGCAAAAGGTTTAAATCATTTTTATGACCTTTTTAAGGACTCAATGGCGGGTAATTCACGATATAAACCATTCTTTTACAATTGGTTTTGTGAGAGCATGAAAAAACAATACCAATTTGAATACGAATTAGCGAAACAATGGTATCAAAAAGGAAGTTTAATTAAATACCTTACAGATGATGAAATGGACGAAACAGAGAAAAAACTATATGAAATGGGGGCAACAAAAGTGCAATTGATGTGGAGAAGATGGAAACTAACCAATATATCGGAGGAAAAATTCAAGGAAGATTTCCCTGCAACATGGCAGGAAGCATTTGTATCAACTCAGGAAAGCGTATTTGACCAGAAACAACTAAATGATAGATTACTATTTATTCCAGAGCCAATTAAAAAAATAGACGATTTACCAGATATACTTTATCCTTATTTAGGCAATAGTTTATTTATTTATCAATTGCCTAAACCTAAGGAAATGTATTTTGCAGGAGTGGACACAGCAAGCGGACTTTCAAAAGAAGGCGACTTATCAGCAGTATCAATATTAGATTCAAGCGGTGAACAAGTTGCAGTATTTTATAAAAGTGGAATACCTGTTTACAAATTTGCGAATATAGTAAACGAACTAGGTGATTTTTACAATTATGCTTGTCTTATGATTGAAAGGAATTCATACGGGTTAGACCTTATCAATCGTTTAAAAAGGGAAATTGGATACCTTAACCTGAACAAAACTAAAAAGTGGGATAGAACAACAGGAAGGAAAACATTGGAAATCGGTTGGAATACAGATAATGTAAGCAAGTCAAAATTAATTCAAGATTTTAAAGAAGCATTTGAGGAAGGAATAATCCTTCTCAACGATAGAGAAACATTACAACAAATGCAAATTTATATGGAGAAAGACGGAAAACTAGGTAATGTCAGAGGAAAGAATAACTTTGATGATTTGGTTATAGCAACAGCATTAGCAGTACAATCATTGAAGTTAGGTAGGTATTATGTATAAACAAGCAAGGGGGTTTCTATGATAGTACCAAAAAGCAAAATAAAAAAAGAAGAATTAATTTACCCGATAAAATTCTATCTAAAAAGCAAAGTATTAAGCAAAGAAATAATAGTCCATGTAGATGAAAACCAATGTATGAACTTTATGGATTGGCTTAATCGTAACAAATACGCAGAAAATATACAATCATGGGAATTTTTTGTATTTGATGATATAAAAACAAAAGAAAATATAGTAATAATGAGAAATGAAATACAAGCGTTTAAAATGCCTAGAGTGCAAGAAATTGACGCAGATAATTACAGAATTATTTTACAAGTAGGAGGGTTTTAATTATGACGTTGAAGGAATATATTAAAAAATACTATGATGGTTCGAATACTTGGTTTCAAGATGAAGTTACAAAACAATGGCACGTAGAGAGAGTGCAGAACATATTGGATTTGAAGGAATATTTAAGCGGAAAACACGCTATATTAAATAGACCTAATGAGCAGTATAACGGAAAACCGTATAAAACAAGGAAAATTGTACTTCAGTTGGCAAAAACCTTGCTTAATTTTGAAACTTCATTCCTGCTAAAAAATCCAGTAACGCTTACATCAGAAGATAAACAAACACTTGAAACATTTAAGGAAGTATATGAAAAAGCAAGATATAATTCTATTGATTTCAAAATCCTTGATAAAATGGTTAAATACGGTGAAACATATGAGTACGTTTTTATTTCCGAAAACGGAAATATAACAAGTAGAATTATACCAGCAGAAGATTCATACCCTGTATTCGATGAAACAGGGAAAATGATTGCATTTATAGAATTTTACCTTGTAGATGGAATATCTTATTATATTGTTTATACGGATAATGAAGTTATAAAATATACAGATGATTCAGGAGAATTACATATTATAGGAAGGTATAAAAATATTTCAGGTTTACCGATTCAGTATAAAACCATAAATGAATTAGATTCCTGCAAAGGTAGAAGTAGTTTAGAGGATTATATAAGCATAATTGATTCATTGGAAGATTTAATAAGCAAGTATCACGATGGACTATATAAATACATTGTAGGCGTACCAGTTTTACGAGGAACATCACTAATAACAAAAGATGGTAAAGGTACTATAGACCCTAACGCAGTTGGATATATGCTTCAGATAGATGATACTGCAGATTTTCAGATAGTCCAAAATAAAATGGATAGTGCTTCTTTTAAAGCATTATACGAAATACTTATGGCGCAATTGCTAAATATATCACAAACACCTGCTATTGCTATGAACGCAACAGAAATCAGCAACTTATCAGAAACAAGTATTAGAATGATGTATTCACTTGCAAGCGTGAAGGCAAGATTAAATGAAGATGCTTTGTTAGATGGATTTATTCAAAGGTGGGAAAAAATAAGGAAGCTATTGGAATTAAAAGGTATAAAGGTAATAGGTGATATATCTTGTACCTTTGAATACGATATACCGCTTAATGCAACTGAGATAATTAGCAATATAACAACATTAAAACAAAATGGATTAATTTCACTTGAAACAGCACTCAGCAGAACACCATATATTTACGATGTGGCAACAGAAATGCAGAAAATAAAGAGTGATACAATGGGTAGTAGTGTAGGAAACGAATAATACTATATGTTGTATATTAAAGTTTACTTGTAGTGTATAAATATTCATTAAAATGTATAATTATAAATATTGACAAAAGGGGATTGGGTGGAACATGGAAGTATTGATATAATTCCTATTGGAATAGTAGGGATTTGTTCGCCCAATCCCGCCATGTTATCTATTCATGTACTAAAATTAATACAATCCTTTAGTTAACTAAAGTGTTTTGATTATACAAAACTAACACAAGCACAAACTAACAAGGTTCAAAGGTGCAATATTCTTTCATAGGAAAACATTATACAAAACTGCAATTTTGTATAATCTCAATTATTACCAGCAGTCAAATGCTGTAATATCAATGCTTTCAGGGATTATATAGAGATAAATACATAAGGGAAAAATGCTATTTAGATATAACAATTTTTAACTTGTTGTAGTTTAATCCAATTGAAATTAACCTTAAAATGCAGTAATAGCAAGGGTTTCAAGGGAATATTCCATTGATTACATAATATAGATTATATAAGCAGTTGATACCCCCTTTTTGGTTTTTTTGCCGCTAGCAAACCACTTTCTCACCGTTTAAAAAATTTTTGAAAATAGGGTACAATTTCCAAGAAATATATGATATAATGGTGAAAAAATGAAAATTTGGGAGTGGGGATATGGAACGTAACTGTATAATTTGTAAACAGAATTTTAAGCCAGGGCAAATTGCACCTGAAAATAGTAGTTTTTGTATCGAATGTGAGAATAAAGGATATAAGATTTGCAGCCATGACAAGAGGATATTTAATGTCAATGAAAAAAAAGAATGTTTTGTTTTGGAGTATACGCAAACTTTAGTATTGTTCGATGATGTTGATTTATTGAAAGATTTAACTGAAAAGTTTCGTATCAAGTCAATTATTGAAACTGATTTTTGTAGTAACGAATGTTTCAATCTTTGGTATATTCAAGAATGTATTGGCTATTTGAGAATGACCGAATACTATTCTGAAAACCAAGCCAGCGAAGAAGGTAGAAAAAAATTTGAAAACTATAAACCATTAATTGAAAATAAGATTCAAGAATTAGAGCAATTAAAAGAAAAATACTCAAAAAAAAGTAAATAAGAAAAACGTCCCCTTTATTCAAGGGGATTTTTTATTGCCTAAATTCAATCACAGGAGGTTTTCCCATGACGTATTTAGAACGAATCAAACTTGAACTTCAGGACATTTCCTTTAGCGACACAGAATTATCCATACTGGCACAAGAAAACGGCATTAATAATCCTTCTTTAGAGTATGACCCTACAAGCAACACAGCAAAAAGAGCAGTATATTCGACTGTATTAAGTGTACTTGAAGCAATTGCTAATAATCCAAACCTGATGAAAAACTACAAGAATGAAGATATGTCAATAATGGACTTTGCCGAAAGCATACAAAACAGGATAGCACAACTTGAACGGAAAATAAGATTATTACCTGCTGATGATATATCCGATAACATAGCAGATGGTGCAAGTTGGGTATATTTTTTTAGGGAATGAGGGCATCCTGTTGAATAATTCAACAGGATAATCCGTCGGTTAAAGCGACGGTATTTATTTTAATATCAGTTAGATGATGTCGACAATGTCGACCTCATAAAGGTATGAACAATTCATTCATTCCTTAGTATCAAAGGTATTTCCACTTTGTTTGGGTATCCGCTTTTTATGGATACCCTTTTTTATTTTCAAAAAATGAACACAGGAGGAAAGTATATGCAGATTAGAACAGATTTTACACAAGCAAACAAAGTTAAGGAATTGATAAAAAAACATTGTGCTAACTATATGGACGGTCAATGTATCCTTTTAGAGTGTAATTGTCCTCAAATGGCTTGTATGTATTCAGTTTTATGCAAATACTTTATAAATTCGGTTTTACCACTGGACAAAGCACTACATAAAGAATTACTTCCAGATGCAGAAGAAACAAGCGGACTTTATAACAAAGTATGCAAACTTTGTAATAAAAAGTTTACGTCTGACAAAAAACAAGAGCAATACTGCGATAAATGCAAAGACAAAGTTAAAAAGGAAAAAGCA